CATGTAATCGCTGTCATCAAAATACTTCGCACCCGCCTCGCGTTCGGCAGCGGCGACAAGGGCGGCGAAGCGCTCAAGCGACTCGGCGGACATGACGTATTCAACGTCGCGGTCTTTAAACTGCTGTGACCATGCGCCTGCCTCCCGCGCCATGCGGATGATGTCGTTCATGCTTCCCCCTTTACCGCAGCGATAGCGGCGCGAGCTACGCTGAAAACGCGAGCAATGTCTGACTCATCTGGGCCGTCCGTCAGCGTGTTTACCATGTCACGCAGCGCCTCCAGCAATGCAGGTGCTGCGGCAATCAGGCGGGCGTTAGCTTCGCTGACTTCACTTCTCCATCCGTTCAAAATTGCAATTTGTATTCCGGTTGCGTTCTCTACAACGTGCGGTCCTAGCAAATGCGGATTGCTGTGTGGACCAAGCGATCCACGATAACTCCACGGCCCTGGTGTGTGTTGTGTGCTCATTACGGTTGCTCCTTTGCCGCAGCGATTGCTGCACGGGCAATCATGTTTCCTTGGCTGTTGCCGTACTGATCGCCGTTTCCAAGCCGCGCCAGCTTCTCCAACGCCTCCAGCTGTTGCTGTATCTCTTCTTCCAGGCGGCGCAGTTCGGCGGCAGCGTCTTGAACAAACCAGCGAGCAACGTGAATCACGTCGTCGTAGTCGTCGGTCTGCTGAATGGCTCGCCCCAGCGCATCAGCCAGCCGCTGGGCTTCGGTTTGTTGGGTCATTTCCTAGCCTTCCTGTTCAACGAACGCTTGTGCAGCGGCATCTCTGGCATCTCAGTCGTGTAGTCTTGCGGCCAGCCGCCGACGCTGGCTGCATATGGTGCGCTCGGCTCGACGCCCTTCTTGCGCTGCTCGTTGATGTGCCTGGTCATCTGATAGGCGTTGCGCCTGGCCTTCTCGATGTCGCGCATATCAAGCTGTGGCTTGTAGTTGGCAAGGTCGAACGGGTTGTTAGAAGGGGGCTGGCTCATAGTCGTCTTTGGCAGGGTTGAACTTAGCAGGTGCGTCAGGCTGGCCGGGCTTGTCCAGTGGGTTGGGGAAAGGTGGGAACGGCCAGGTCATCACTTCACCTCCGTGGCATTGTGCAAGTAACTGGTCAGGCGCTTGATCTTGACCTCGTAGTACTTGCACATGGAGTCCGAGTACTCCCGCGCCGATTGTGTCTCGAGCAGCCTGCGCCTGGAGTCTTCCAACTCCTTGAGCGCCAGCGCCTCGGCACTGGGCGTCTTGTACAGCGACTTGACGAATTCAACGGTGTCTTTCAGCATTACGATTACTCCTTGGTGGTTGGTGTGACACATCGTACCACGGGTTACGCACCCTTTGTCAAGCGGTATTGTTTAACTGCGTTACGAAGCCCTGCTTGCGTTGTGGCTTTCTCGTCAAGCGCCATCGCCTGCGCCTGGTCCAGCGTGCCCTGCATCAGGATGCGGTGGCAGATCACGGGCACCCCTTGGCCCTGCCGGCGTACCCGGGCGTTGAACTGCTCGTACAGGTCTAGGCTCCAGTTCAACCCGTACCATACGAGGATGTGACCGTTCTTCTGAAGGCCGTCGATGCCGTGACCCATGCTGGCCGGGTGACCGATCATCAGGGAGCAGTCACCCGTCTTCCAGCGGTGCATGGCGTTGGTCAGGGACGCCTCGCTCTTGCACTCGGTCAGGTTGATCGGGTCGAGGTGCTTGAACTTGTCCATGATGCGCTGGGCGTCTGACCTGTAGGCGTAGGCGCACAGCACCGGGCTACCCTGGGCCTCGTCAAGAATCTCCTCAAGCGCCTCGAGTTTGAGGTCATGCACCGGCTCCCACAGCGGCATCCCGGCGATGGGGTACATGGCCCCGTTGGAGAACTGGAGGCACTTGTTGGTCAGCGCCGCCTGGTTGAACGCCTCGATCTCCTTGCCGCTGTCGAGCACCAAGAAGAACTCGCGCTCCAGCTTGTCGTACTTGGCCCGCAGGTCGTCGGGCATCTCAATCTCGATGTTGTTGACCATGAGGTCGGGCAGCGGGTTGTAGTCCTCCGCTGACATCTCGAGGGTGATGTCTCCGATCAGGTTTTTAATTCCCTCTTCGGTATCTCGATACGGGATGTCTTTGCGACTGTCTCCTGCTTTTTTATACCACTCTGTCATGAACGCTGTTTTGAATCTACCAAGTCGCGTTCCTCCGTCCACCACAAGGAACTGGCCGTGGAGGTCTTTGTAGCCGTTGCTGGCGGGGGTGCCGGTTAACCCAGTGCGCCATACAAAATGGTCCAATACGTTGTTGGTTTTTTTACCGTTAAACCACGCATGCACTCGATTGGTGGTCGAGTTCTTCATCTTGCTGATCTCATCCCAAACCACACCATTGAAGGGCAGGGGACGACCCTTGCTGATGAAGTAAGTGTCCAACACTTCCGCAAGCCATTTCATATTCTCGTAGTTGATCAGGTACACGTCAGCAGGCCGCAGCAGCGCCCGGGTGCGCTGATCCTTGGTGCCGGTGACCATGCTGAACTTCAGGTGCTTGGTGTGCTCCCACTTCGTCGCCTCTTGCCGCCAGACCAGCCGGATGACGCGGATCGGGGCCACGATGATCACGCCCCGCAGGAAGCCCGTGCGAAGCAGATGCGCCAGGCTGGTGAGCGTGATGACCGTCTTGCCCAAGCCCATGTCGAGCCACAGCATCGACGAGGGGTGGGTGCATTGGAAGTTGACAGCCTTCTGCTGGTAGCCGTGGAGCAGGTCAGGAGTCAACATACATTACCGGAATAGTCATGCGAATTTCCGTGTTGTTATGCTCAAGACACAATTGGTTGCCGGAAATGCGAACACGGATGAGATGCTTTTCGTCCCAACCAAGGCCAAACCACACAATGGCATCTCTAAGTTTTTCGTAAAGAAAGTCGGCGTTCATTTCAGCACCCCAAACGAATCAATCACCCACTTACCCGTGGTCACATCGTCCACCACATACACCTGAACCCCGTGGCCCCGCATACGGTTATGCTCGCGCTCCTGAGCAGGCGTGGGCTTCATGCCCTCGCGCTTGAACTCGATGAAGAAGACCTTGCCATCGGGCCGGATGAACATGCGGTCAGGCACCGCCATCCGGGCAGGGCTGGTGAACTTGTACACCAGCAGGCCGCGCTCTTTGGCGTAGTCGCAGACCTTGGCCTCAATCTGTTTCTCGAGCATTGCGATTCTCCAGTTGAATAAGCAACTCAATGTAGTGTTTGGCCTTTTCCAGATCAGCGATGCCGTTCTTCTTGCGCCAGCGGCTGACGTACTTGATCACGTTGCCCTCGAAGTAGCCCAGCGCGTTGGCATGGATGTACTCGACGGGCTGGATCGGCAGATCTTTGTAGTGACTGCCTGCAACTTGCTTGTTCAAAGCGTTCAGTTCTTCAATGCTCATTTCAGTAAATTCACTGCTCATCTTGCTGCTCCTGCTTGGTCAGTTCAATAAACCGCTCCAGCGATTCCCTGGTAAATACATACTGCTCAGTGAACTTGCTGAAGTCGCGATACGACGACCGCGATTCAATGTGCCCATTGGCTTCCAGCACCCTGGTTTGCAAATCTCTCAAGCTAGACCCAGACATAGCTTCTCCACTTCTCTGATGTAGTACTCAAACTCAACGGGCAGCGTGGCGTCCTTGATGTCGTTGCAGACCTGCACGCCCCAGCCACTCTCGACGCCAATCTTGCGCCACTCGGTCTTGTCCTTCAGGGGCGGCATCCACTTGAACAGGGGCTTGCCACCCTGGGCGATGTAGTACCGCGAGGTGTTCTGCACCCTACCGTCGCCCCACTGAAGGTAGCTCGACCTGGGCACCTTGGTACGCAGCATGAAGTCCATGATGTCCGGCCACTGCTGCACGGTCTGCCGGATCGGAGCGCCCTCGATCAGCACCTTCTCGGCCACCTTGGCGATCACCAGCCCGCCGGCGTTTTGGTGCCACTCCATGTCGTACTCATAGGCACCCTTGCGCTTGACAGAGCCATCCTCGTACTGCCCGATGTAGTTGTTCACGTCCCGGATGAACACACGCTTGTAGATCGCCTCCTCAAGGTTCAGCCCGGTGCGCGTCTGCCAGGCTGCGCGAGCCACGTCCACGAGCCACTTGTTGGCCCTGGGCACCCGCACGGTCAGGCCGTCGGTGTTCACTTGGATCAGGCGCAGCCCGGGGATGTGCATCAGCCCCTCGGCCAGCAGGCACAGCAGCAGTTGCCCGTTGAGCGTGATGGTCATCGTGTACAGCGGGTCGTAGAACACGCTGAACTGGTTGTTGCTGTCGCCGTACACCCCGTTGAGCGCCAGCTTGAGCATCGCGCTCTCTGCGGACTTCTTGGGGTACTGCTTGCGCTGCTCGAACAGGTGCTTGTAGATCGTGACGAAGGTGCTGCCCAGGTGCGCTGGGTGGAACCCGTTCACGATAGCCAGATTAGGGTAGTAAGAAGTAACGTCGAGATCGACAATGATGTGATCATCGTCAGACTCGATGACTTCCGACTCCACTGAACCGTGTATGCCGCCAAGGCCAAATACAAAAGTAAAGCCGTCAATGGTAGCGGTAAGGTCATTGAAGACTCCCTTGGTTTCCGTGATCACTTGCCCCCTGAGCCAGCCCAGCACCCGGTTGAACTCGGGCTGCTCGAACGCGATCCAAGGCAGGATGGCGTCCTTGAGCGCGATGCTCGGGCGCCTGGTCTGCCTGGGGGTGCGCCCCTTGCTGCCGTAGTCGTAGCAGGCGACGCCGGCCTCCTCGAGCTTCATGACGAAGTAGTCCTTGCCGATCTTCGTGTCGTTGTGGTTGATGAAGTCGCGGCTGTACTTGTGCGTAAGCTCCTCGCGGAACTTGAGCATACTGAAGGTGTGCTCGTAGAACGCCTTGGTCTGCGCCACATCGTGCGCGTTGTACCGCTTGAGCACCGGCACCTGGGCCTGCGTCAGCGTGGTGCCCACCGGGAACGGCAGGTCTTCGATGTTGTCGCTACGCATGTTGAATTCCAATACCTTCAGACTAGTGGCCCGGGCTTTGTTGTCGAAGTGGTGAATCTTGAACAGGTCGATCTGCGGCAC